TAAAAATAGAAAATCTAAATTAATAATTAAAGAGTTTCCACCAAAAGGAGTTTCCGTTTTAAATATTAAAACGTATATAAATAAATTAGTTAAAAAAGGTATAAAACCTGATGCTATTGTTGTTGATTATATTAACTTGATATCACCAAATACTTCAGCGTCTACTAATTCTTACGAATCAATTAAAACTATAACAGAAAGTTTAAGAGCTTTATCGTATACTTTTTCATGTCCTGTAATTTCAGCAACTCAAGCTACTAGAAGTGCAGTAAATTCTGGAGAATTAGATCTGGATAAAACCAGTGAATCTATGGGGTTATCGCATACTGTAGATGCTCAATTTTCAATATGGACTGAAGACGGAGATACTGATTTAGGAATCATCCATATGGGAATAGTTAAAAATAGATTTGGTCCTAGAAAACACACTACTATTTTAGGAATTGATTATCCAACGTTAACATTAAAAGAAATAGATGAAGATGGTATTTTGAAAGATAATTCTGATTCTAAAATGCCAAATATAACGGATGACATCGAAAAAGCTTTATTATGTGAAGAATCATCGGATTCTAATGATATAAGTCAAACTTTAAATAAATTAAATTTTTTATCTGATAATAATTAATATAGTGACTTTTTAATATGTTAGTGTAAATAATTTGGTGCATAGTAAAGCATATCATATTTTTACACATAAAGATTTAGACGGGGCGGTTAGTTTATTAACTTTTATCTGGTCGCATCCAGATAGTATTATTTCGTATGAAGAAATAACAAATCTGGAATTAAATAAGATAAAAGATTTTATTAAAAAAACTATTAACCCTCCTAATATATTAATATTAGATTTATCTATACGAGAAGAATTTATAAACGATTTAGATCATAGTTTCGTATCTATAATAGATCATCACGAAAGATCAATTCCATTAGCTAATAAATTTAAAAAAGCTAAAGTGTTTTTTAAAAATTTAACTTCTAATTCTTTATTAGTTAGAAAATTATATCAAAATTCTTCTCCAGAATTAACTGAAAACCAAAAAAAATTAATTTTATATGCGGATGATTATGATTGTTTAAGATTAAAATATGAACAATCTTTTGATTTAAATATTATTTTTTGGAATGAATTTAAAAACGATTTTTCAAATTTTATTAAAAAATATAAAAATGGATTTTTTGATTTCGAAGAAAAACAAAAAAGAATAATTTCAGAAATTAAACAAAAAATAAAAAAAGAAGTTAATAATTTAAAAATTTTTAAAGGTGAAATAAAAATAAATTCCGAGTATAAAAAAGCTTTGGCTATTTCCATAGAAAACTCAAATCCTTTACTGGTTGATTATTTAATATATAAATATGATTATGAGTTATTTATAATCATAAATACTAAAAATGAAAAGGTAAAAATAAGACAAAAAATAACAGATACCCCAATAGATTTAAAAAACTTTTGTGAAAAATATTGTGATGGTAACGCAACAACATTTTTAGGTGTAGGAAAACTAACACCATTATTTTTAGAATTGACTAAAAACTTTACTCCATTATGATAATAACATCTTCACAACAATTAGAAGAACTTTATAATCCGTCCGAAAAAATAAATATGGATGAATTTGAAGAATTAACACTTAAAGTTGGATCTTTTATATGCATTTCAAAAAGAAAAAAAATTAATTTTTTAAATCTATTAAAATTGATAATAGACGACAAAAAAACTCAAAAAATTTATTTCTCAATATTAGGAGAAAATAATTTACATTTAGTTTTGAAAGCGTATTTAAATTCTACTCCAAATTGTTATAAAAAAATATTCAGATCTAAAATGAATAAAAATGCAAAATATAACAGAACACCAAAAGAAAATATATAACATATATTTAAAAAACTCTAGACAAGGGAAACCATACAAATATAGAAAAGATTTTGATGAAATATCAGAGTATGTAAGTTTAAATTTAAAAAAATTAGATACTTTTTTTTCTAAATTTAAAAATATTAAGATAGAAGATTTTTTCGAATCTCCTAATTTAATATATGATAATCAACCATATCCAAAATTAGATTATTTCAATACTAGATCTGCTATAAGAGCTTATTCTATAAGTAGTAAACAAAAAGAAGATCAAAATCCAGAAAAACAATTTGATGATATTAAACAAAGTTTTTTGTTTATAATGAAATTTTGTTTACATCAAAAAATTGAAGTCGAAAATTATATAAATTATAAAACCGGATTAGTATATAGCTGGATGAATCACTATAGAGAAAGACAAATAAACATATATAGTTTAATGGAATTTTCTAATCTAATTAAAACTATAGACGAAACTCAAATAGATATTCTGGATATGTTTTCTAGTGACTTATCAAATAAAATAATAAAATTTAAAACTAGATATAATTCATCTCCTAAAACTATAGAGTTTGTTAAAAGGGGAACAGAGAAAATAAAAGATTACGTAAAAAAAGAGTTGCAAAAAAACAAATAATTGATATCATTAATTTCGATATGAGTAAATACACATCAACATTGTTCGAATCCTTGAAGGATTCGTTAAGCGCAAAAACAAACACGGAATCATCTTTTAAGGATTTCTTAAAATGTGAACCAGATAAAACATACGTAGTTCGACTACTTCCAAACCTAGAGGATAATTCAAAAACTAGATTTCATTATTGGCAGCATATTTTCGACAGCTGTGTAAGCGGGAAGAAAATTTCTATCCTCTGTCCAAATACATATGGAGAAAAATGCCCAATTGATGAATATAGATCCAAGGTTTGGGCTTCCAAGAATCAAGCATTAATTGAACAATCGAAACCACTAAGGAAGACTGAGAAATGGCTTTATAACGTTTACGTAATAAGCGATCCTACAAATCCAGAAAATAACGGAAAGGTTAAGATTTTGAATTCAGGAACACAGCTACAGAAAATAATTCAAAGTGCAATCGACGGAGACGATAGTCAAGAGTTTGGATTTAGAATTTTTGATTTATCTGAAAATGGTTGCAATTTAAGAGTTAAAGTTGAGAAGAATGAAGGTGGATATCCAACTTATGTAAGCTCTAGATTCATGTCTCCTTCAAAGATCGAAGGACTCGATGACGTAGATTCTATTTATGAATCCGTAAAACCACTAGATTCTTTCTTTCAGAGAAAGACATATGATGAGATTAAAAAACTCATGGATTTACACTTCTTCGGTAAAGAAGAATCAGAATCTACATCTTCTGTCATCGAAGAAGTCGAAGAAGACGAAGAACAGAATATCACCAAGTCATCTTCTGACGTTGAAGATAATAATCTATCAGATGAAGATCAAAGAATGCAAGATATTCTAAAAGATCTATAATATATGACTGAATCACAAGAAGACGCTTTGCAAGCAGCAATGCTTGCAAAGTTCGTCGGCTCAAGCCTCAATCAAATAGACTCTTTATCAATAGATAGAAGATCTGTACCAGCAAATAGATTAAACGTTAATGATTTTGTATCTAAAGTAACAAATTCTAATCCAAATCAAAATAGAAATAACGTATATAATCAACATCAAGCTAATAGCTCTGGATTTGCTGCTCCGCCACCGGAAGAAGTAATTCAAAGATTGATACCTGATCCGATTCCTAGATCATATTCTGATAATCAGCCGCAGATATCTAATCCGAATACAGTTCAAAATTCAGAAAAAATAGAAAATATTTTAGAAAATATTAATAAAAATTTAGAGCTATTAATTTCTCTCATAAAAAATGGATGACATTATTATACCCATTCCAAAAACATCATTAGAAAAGTTTTTAAAACCTATAAATAGAGCCTCAGACTCTTGTGTATTGAAAACTTATAAAAATTCAATGTATACAGTATGCACATCAGACGATAAATCTGTTATATTGTATGCATCATGTGATTTACCAGTAGAGATTTCAGATTTAAAACTTAATATAATTAGTATTAAAAAGTTTCTAACTGGTTTAGAATGTTTGGGTGATAATGGAGAATTTTCAATAGTTTTAAATAAAAACCATCTAAGATGCCAGAGTAAAAGCGATTTAGAAACAGAAAATATATTTTTTAAATATCATTTAGTTGATGATGGGATTATCACAGAATCAAGTGTTAACGTAGATGCTATTAAAAAATTAAATTTTGATACTGAGTTTGAAATACCAATACCCAAATTAAAACAAATAATGT